GTTGGCTCCGGATAGTTTTGTTCCGGATAGGTCTGCTCCGGATAGTTTTGTTCCGGATAGGTCTGCTCCGGATAGGTCTGCTCCAGATAGGTTGGCTCCGGATAGGTCTGCTCCGTATAGGTCTGCTCCAGATAGGTTGGCTCCGGATAGGTCTGCTCCGGATAGTTTTGTTCCGGATAGGTTGGCTCCGTATAGGTCTGCTCCGGTTAGTTCAACCGCCTCCCGTATTGAGTCATACCCCCCAGCCTCAACAATCACCGCTCCTGAGTATCTATTTTTTATTACGGTGTTCATCTTCCGCCTTCCTTTTCAGCCTCTAAAAACTTTGCCACTAAATCGGGAACATATCTTTGCAGCATTTGTAACCTATCCCCCATAACTGTGGCACTGGGGTTACCATGTAAATCGGCAATATATCCTATTGCCTCTCGCGGCACGCGTATATCACATGCCATTTGAATCACTATTAGATTTTGGTTTACTGTCATTTCATCCTCTCCTTTTTCCTGCCCTGACTGCAAAGCAGGCAGGGCTTATGGGGTTATAGCTTCACTTTAGGGTAATCAATTTGTGCTTTTTCTATCAATCTGGTAATGGCAATCCTAACCGCCATGCTTATGCGTCTGTCCGCTGCTATTATCTGCGCTTCGGAAATATTTTCTGCTGTGATGCCGTGATTCAATATTTGGTTATAGGCTTCCTTTCTTGTCATCTTTTCTCACCTCCTTTTTGCCTCGGCACTCTCACAGGCTACCCGCAGGCTGTTTTTGTTTTTATCTTAAATAGATAATATAATAATATAATCATGATGTCAAGTATTATTTTAATATTAATGATATGATAATGTTAATAACTCTATAACTCATTGATTTATAACAAGTTTATTTTTGTTATCAACAGGTTACCAACAGAGAAAAACAGGCTCAAGAGCGGCAAAAACAGGTAAGCAGATAAGATAAAAAGCACCTGTAAGCAAGAGTTATGCCAAACAATATAATCAATGTAAGCAAGAGCCGTGCCATGTAATAAATCAAAAATCATGCCAGCGGATAAGCAAATAATCCCTTGAAAATGGTATTGAAAAATGGTATAAAGGAGATGTGAACTGGAAAAAACTGCAAGCTAATAGCATTTATCTGATAGAGAAGAGGAAGAAAAAAACTTATTATGGAGTTAGGAAGAAAAAAAAGAAAATAAGCAAGGCGCTGCATCAACACATAGAGGAAAGCCAGTCAGAGTTTATCAAGCGCAGAGTGCATGAACTAAAACAAAGACAGACCAGATACGAAAGCGCCATTTTTACAAGGTTAAAAAAGATACTTCCTGATTTTTTTAATATCAATCCGCTATTCCAGCATCCGATAAGAACCTACAAGAGTTTTTTTATTCTGGATATATATATCCCAAAGGTAAAATTTGATATTGAACTGGATGGCAATCATCATAAAGATAATCTAGCGCAAAGACGGCACGACATCGCAAGAGATGACATACTTAAAAAAATGGGGATAACAACGCTTAGATTTACAAATCAAGAAGTATTGGAAGACCCTAAAAGAGTAGTTAATAGTATCACAGGACGGATGCAAGAAAGACTGCACGGTGCGAGTTTCAACGAAACAAAGCCGAGTTTTATTGATGCCTCGAAGTAAAAAACAATAAAACAATAACCAATTGCAGTTTGTTCGCATTCGACCCTGAAAAGAGGCAAATTTCCCAGAAAGTCCATAGGACTTGTATGGTAGAGTTTGGTCTAAAAGATGTTTTAATCCTTAGTGTTCAGTGTGAGTTTATCTCACACGACTAAAATCACTAACCGATAAATCAATTCTAAACCACATGAAACCAACCCATCTGCCTGTGCGTGAACGCACGCAGACAGGCTGAGCTATTTTAGACGGTATCAAAATGGGTAAACAACCCCCCCGATTTGTGCATTGATATATTTTTATTACGATTTTACTTGCAAAAGACTCCAAAATGTGTAACAATTTACACGAAATGGGAAAAGAAGGGGTAAAAACAGTTAAAAGAAGACCCTTGACTTTGAGACAGAAAAAGCTGAGAGCGAATCTTATGAAGGGTGGGAAAGTAACAGCCAAAAAAGCAATGATTGACGCAGGGTATTCGCCAAACACAGCTAAAGCTAAAGCAGGAGAAACGTTGGCAAAGGTAGGATTTCCCGAATTATTAGACAAAATGGGAATTACAGATGAGAGATTGTCACAGGTAATAGAGGAGGGTTTGAGAGCTAAAAAAGACAATTCAAACATACCAGACCAGCCAACTCGGCATAAATTTTTAGAAACGTCTTTAAAGTTAAAATCAAAGTTTCCAAGTGAGAAAACAGAATTAAGCGGTAATATAATTATCCGAGTGCACAATGCTGTCAAGGAGATTGTTTAGTTGGCAGAGCCGCAGACGATTGAGATTAATTATATTCCGGGCCCGGTCTCAACGTCATTTCATAAGGATGAAAAAAGCAGGGTTAAACTATTAATCGGGCCGTTTGGAACGGGTAAGACTACCTCAGCGGCATGGGATATAATTGATTTCCAGTCTGAGCGAGTTTTACAGGTCAACGGCAAGCGCAAGAGCAGGTTTGCAATAGTAAGGAATACTTACCCCGAGCTTCGGGACACAACAATAAAAACATATCTTGACTGGTTTCCGGATGGAATATTCGGAAAATATAATCAAACTGAAAAGAGATTTCTAATCCGATGGGAAGATAGGGAGATAGAGATATTGTTCAGGGCGTTGGACATACCCAAAGATATAAGGGATTTATTATCATTAGAACTGACTGGAGCGCATATAGACGAGGCAAGAGAGATTCATCAGGACGTATTCAAGGGATTGTTAGGCAGGATAGGTCGCTATCCCTCTCTGAAGGATACAGGTCAAGACCCGTTCCTCACACCTCCCCAAGTATTACTTACCACTAACTACCCTTCAACAGAGCATTGGCTCTACAAGGATTTTGTAGAAAAAAGGATAGACGGCTATAAAATCTATCAACAGACGCAGGAAGAGAACAAGCACAATCTCAGGGCAGGATATTATGACGACTTAGAATTAGATTATGCCAACAGACCGGACATGCTCAAAACACTGGTTAGAGGTCAATGGGGCGTAACAGTCCGGGGCAAGCAGGTATATCCGGAGTTCAGGCGCAATATGCACGTTGCAGCCAATGATTTCAAGCCTCTGGTTGGGATACAGGTTATCAGGGGATGGGATAACACAGGACTATCTCCGGCATGTGTTATCAGTCAGTTAGGCGTTACAGGTCAATGGCTGATACATAAGGAGTTTTGTCAAGAGGATATTGGTATAACAGATTTTGGAGAGATGGTTAAGCTGTGGTGCAATCAGACCTTTCCGCCTACTCAGCGATATAGAGATATTGGAGACCCAGCCGGCAAGACCAGAGACAGTAATAAGATGTCCCCTAAAGACTACCTCGGCAAGCTCGGTATATTCGTTGAGGACGGCATACAGACGTTCAAGGCAAGGCGTGAAGCAGTCGCAGGTAGATTAACTAAACTTATTAACGGACAGCCCGCAATAGTGATACATCCCTCATGCACAAGGATTATAGACGGGTTTGAGGGCGGTTATGCTTATCCTGAGATAGGCAACAGCGGAGTGTTTAAGGACGACCCAGAGAAGAATCAATACTCTCACATCCACGATGCAATTCAATATCCGGCAACAAGGCTATTTGCGTATGAACCATTGAGACCTAAAAACACAATAAGGCGGCAGGTGTTATCGCCGCTGGCGGCATGAGGAGATAATGCAACCTATAAACAACTCATTTCCAGAGTTTCCAGAGGATGCCAAGACAGACCAACAGGTAGTCAACCTCGTCTCTCAGTTCTACAGGGATTCAGACGAGTATCACAACACCTACTTTGACAATATGAGAGAGTATTACGGGTTTTATGACGGCTCCAGACAGTGGGTTGAAAAGTCCGCACAGGGTGAAATGATAGACGTTAAGAAACTGCTTAATCAGCAAGGCAAGCTGGCGCTCACTCACAACCTGATATTTCCGCTTGTTAATCTTGTTCAGGGCATTCAAAACGATTCAAGGCTAAACATTAAGGCTATTCCAAGAGGCAAGGAAGATGGAGCAGTCGGAGAGGCAATGTCCGAGTGTTTACGTTGGATGTGGGACGGTGAAAAGGCAGATAGGCAGTTATCGCAAGTATTTTTAAACGGCAATATCGCAGGTCGTGGCTGGATAGGCATTGAGCAGGTAGAGGACGATTTAGACCTATTCGGGACAAAGACGCTGTTCTCAGTCGTTGATACAGGCGAGATGCGCTATGACAGGAAGAGCCGCAACTATGATTTATCTGATTGTGATTATCTGATTAGGTCAAGGGTGCTGTCAAGGTCGCTGGCTAAGATTTTATGGAGAGAAAAAGTTTATGAACTGTCCCAGTATTATTCAATGCTGGATGGCAGTTACAGGAGCAGCAGGCTTTACGGAGCCATGTTTAAAAACGAGGTTGAGATTTTTGAGTGTTGGTATAGAGTTTATGAGATGCGGACACTTGCTATTGATTTTGAGCAGGGGCAGATTCACGATATTACAGATTTAAAGGATGAGGAGATAGGCGGACTGATTGAACAATATCCACATTTGCAGATTAAGCAGAAGAAGCGGCAGGTGATGAAATACGCACGAACAGCAGGGATGCTGCAGGGTGTTCATCTTGATAGCGGTTCATCTCCTTATGAAGATAACTTTTTCCCATATGTTCCTTACTTTGCCTATCACACAAGGGATATGGACTTCGGCATACCTCATAACATTATGGATGCGCAACGAGAAGTCAATAAGCGTGATTCACAGGTGCTTCATTACCTCAATATGCTGCCTAAGACGAGGATTATAACTGATAACCCAGAGGATGCAGACACTTATGAGCAGGGTGCGGACATTGCTGTTTTAAAGGGCAATTATAGAATTATACCACCACCTGATTATCCGCTTGCTTATGCAAGAGCCTCAGAATCAGGAGAGGCAAAGCTAAAGAAAATATCAGGCATCAGCGATGATTTAAGGGGCATTAAATCAGGCAACGATTCAGGTGTCGTTGTGGATATACGCAGACAGCAATCAATGTCAAGCATAGCCAGCCTCTTTGATAATCTGCAATGGACTTCGGAGCGTATGGCTAAGGTCATGACTTCAAGGGTCAGGCAGTTTCTGAGTCATGAACAGATAGCCCGCATTTTAGGGGAGGAGAAGGCAAACCCCGAAGTCATACAGGCGATTAAGACACTCGGTGTTGAGACATACGATTTTGCAATTGCACAGGCTCCGTCATCTCCGACAATGAGAGCGGAAAACTGGGCGAAGATTAAAGACCTAATGCAGATAATGCCTTTGCCGCCTGAAGTGGTGATTGAAGCCTCAGATGTTGTGCAAAAAGACCAGATATTAGCGGATTTTGAGGCTAAGAAGCAAGCAATGGAAGGTCAGCAGATACAGGAACAAGCAGCCGCCAGTGGCGGTATTAATCCCAATATAGTGCCAGAGGCACGGAGGTAGTTATGGAAGCAGTGATAGGAAAAGAAGAGGACGTAAAAAAGCAGGAAGAAGACGAACAGATGAAAAGAGAGATGGCAGAGCTAAGAGGCGATGCCATGCCTGAAGTCTCAAAACCTGCTGAAGAGGCAGAGCCTCAAAAGGAAGAGGTAGTTAAATCTCCGGAGGAGATTACAAAGGAAGCCGCTCAGCCGACCATTGAGGAACGGCTTGAACAACTTAGAGGCGAGAATGAAAAACTCTTAGCGCATAAAACCCGCCTTGAGACGGATAACTATGGACTAAGGGAAAAGAGAAGGCAGGATTTGGAAAAGCTATCTGCTTTGCAGACGGCTAAACCCGATACAGATGTATCAGGAGAAGAAGAAAACAACGACACGTCCATTGACCCCGAAGTAACGAGGATTATCAGGTCAACTGTAGAGCCGGAACTGGCTGAGGTCAAGGCAGAGATAAGACAGGGACGCTTTGCAAGTGATGAGGCAAGGGTTAAAGCTCAATATGGCGAAGACAAGTATAAATCCGCCATTGATGCTTTCAGTGAGATTATCACTCCCGAAAGCAACCAATATGACCCTGCGATTCACGAGTCGTTCATGAAGTCTAAAACTCCTGCCCAGTTTGCCTACAAGATAGGCATGGCTTCAAGTCTGGAAAGCTATATTGAAACTGTGCGGAAGGAAACTGCTGAAAAGACAAAGAAGGAAACACTGGAAGAACTCAAGGGTTCTGCCATCAAAACAATTCCCTCTCTGTCCAATGTCAGTGGTGGAACACCACAGGTCAAAAAGCCCTCTACGCTTGCGGCGGAAATGGATGAGTTAAGGAAAGTATAGGAGGCTATTATGCCGATTTTAGGATTAAGAGGAAGCGGACAGTTTACAGTTACAGGACAGGAGCCTGAACATTGGAGGGAGTTGGCGTTTGAACTCAACCCCAACGGCTCCTCTCCTTTGGCTTCAATACTGTCTAAACTGCCAAGCAAAAAAGAGGACAGCACAGTTACACACTGGTTCGAGGAGAGGATACCGGCTCAGAGGCTTAGAATCAATCTTTCCGCCGGTTATGATACTGATGACACAGTTTTAATTGTTGACGCAACATCAGTAGCAAACGGAATATCAGGCGCAAGGCTGACAAGAGCAGGGGTCAAACTCTGGAACGAAAGAACGGGTGAGCGCATGATTGTATCAGACGACCCCACAAGCGATACCCAGATTCAGGTATCAAGGGCGCATGGCACGACAGCAGCAGCCGCTATTCTTGATAACGACTGGCTGACTGTTATAGGCACGGCGCATGAGGAAGGCGCAAGCGTTCCCTCCGCAGTTGCCAATGACCCGACTGAATACAGCAACTACTTGGAGATATTCCGCAGGCCTGTCAATATCACCATGTCTTTGAAGAACACACATCTCAGAACAGGCAATGAATATCTGAGACAGAAGAAAAACGCACTAAGGGACGTGAGTATTGACAAGGAGATGTCGTATCTGTTCGGTGAGTTGAAGATGGATACCGGCCCGAAGGGACAGAATAGGCGTTCTACCAGAGGCATTATCCCATCCATCACAGCTAACGCATCAGCAAATGTTATAGATGTAGGCGGTGACTTAACTGAATCCGCATGGTATGGCTATCTGGAACAGGTGTTCAGGTATGGCTCTCACAACAAGCTCTGTCTGGGCGGCAGTGAGGCAATACTGGCACTTGAGAAGATGGCAAAGGGCGGCAGCATACAGATGCAGGATGTGCCGACCAACGACACCTACGGCATGGAGATTGCCAAAATGAGAACCACTCCCGGGACAATCTATATCAAGTCTCATCCGCTTTGGAACATGCATCCTGTGTTAAGGCAGAACTTGCTCATAGTGGATACGGAACACATTGAGGAAGTGATACTCCAAGACAGAGACCTGAAGTTCCTAAAGGATAGGCAGAACCCTGGCGATGACATGGTCATTGACGAGTATTTGCAGGAATCAGGCGTAATAACCCGCTTTGCCGAAGCCCACATGTATTTAACTGGGATAACCGGCTTTGCGCCATAACAATAAAAAAAGGAGGGTAGAACATGAAAAAGAACGGAATTAAGGTAGCGGCCCTTGCGATAATACTTGTTATGTGCATGGTTGTAACAGCATTTGCAGCTATCTCAGTATCTATCACAAGGAATTTCGGCACAGCCGATTCGCTGGAGAGAACAAGGGATGTTGTTATTACTTTTGACAGTTCCTATCCAACTGGCGGAGAAGCCATTGCTGTTTCTGATATTGGGCTTGGAACTTCCATCTACAATATGACCTGTAACCATACCAGCGGTTATACGGTGTCGTATGATTACGTGAGTGCGCTATTTGTATATGACGTTTCAGGTTATCAGGTTGTAAACGGAACGGACATCAGCAACCTCGCCGTAAGATGCAGAGTAACAGGAAAGTAGTAAAGAGTAGAAAACGGGGGCGGGTGAAAATCCCGCCTCACAAAAAGGAGGACATAAAAGGTGAAAATACTAAACAAAAGAACGATAGGGATATTGGCAACAACGATATGCCTGTTGATTATTGCTGTCAATGCGATTGCGATAACTATTACAGTCAGCCGTTCATACAAAATAGGGCGTGAAGCTGTAAGGGAAGGCACAATAGACTTTGATTCAAGCTATACGTCTGTTACCGGAGAATCGGTGACAGCCTCCGATTTCAAGCTCAACACAATCAGGTGGATGGAATTGAGAAACACCAAATCGGGGGATGGCAATTTAAAAACATTTGAGTTTAACGATACTTCAAGTATTATCAGGGTTTATGAGGCGTCTGGCATAGAAGAAACGGGCGATATATCAGACCTGACAGGCGTTAAATTTAAAGTATTCGGCTACTAACAGGGAGGATACTATGAGAAAACTATTGTTAATGTTCGTGGTTCTTGCGGCATCGCTCCTTGTGGTATCCTTTGCGATCATGAGCTTTGCCTCTAATGACTTTGAGACTTTAACGATTAATGGCACGGCACAGGGCTTTACCGCATCTAAGATTACTACGACAAGCGGGAATATGCACAAAGCCTTATGCACGCTTGAAGGCGCACAAATCAGATACAGGACAGACGGCACTGCGCCTACAGGCACAGTAGGGCATATTCTGGATATAAGCGGAACGCTGTCGTTAAACGGATATGGCGATATTCTTAATTTTAGCGCAATAAGCACAACAGCGACAAGTGGAACGCTGAGATGCACATATTGGAAATAAGCAACCAATGAGCCATAACACCTTTTATACAATAGCCGCACAGATACTCAGGACTGGCAAGAACTGTAAGTTTAAGCCTATCCGTAAGTGTATTCCAATTGAATCTGATGTTGAATGTCAGTCCTGTATTGCTGAGAAAATAGAACTTAAAGGAGATACGGAATGAGTTTTGATAATATGGGTTATGGCGCTGGAGGTAGTTTTTTAGGGATGATTTTTGGGTATCTGATGGGAAATAAGCGTCTGGACAGGATGCAGGCTGAAATAGACGCTAAGGTTACAGCTTCAACTTTTAACGCAACGGTTGAAGCGATTAAAGACACTCACAAGTCAATGGACAAGAAGCTGGACATTATCATTGAGCATAGTGCAAGAAGAAGGGAAGGAGGATAGATGACGCTAAGAGAACAGAGATGTTTGTTTACACAGTTAATATCTCAACAGGTGCTTGATATGATTGCAGCAGGCTATGAGGTTGCATATGATGAGGTAACTGAGAGGCTTACAGAAAAAGACCAGTCCTCCGACCATATGCGGAACTCTTTGCATCATGTAGGATTGGCAGCAGACCTGTTGCTCTATAAAAATGGCAGTTATCTTACTTTATCTGAATATCATAAGGAATCCGGCGATATGTGGAAGGCAAGGCATCCGCTTTGCAGGTGGGGCGGAGATTTTAAAAACAAGAATGGGCAACCACAGCCGGACGGGAATCATTACAGCCTTGAATACCAAAATCGTGAATAAAAAGGGGGATAGAAGGTAATGTATCAGAAAACCCCGATATACGGCAAGGACTACATGCCCGGGACAACGGGCTTTTCCATGTATGATGCTTCTGCGCTGTCAAAAGGCATAAGCTGGCTGCAAAGTTTTGAAGAGGCGGTATCATTTATAGAGGAGATTCGGGAGCAGACGTATTCCCCTCGATTTGAACAGACGCATTTAAAGCAGGCTCCATCCCATGTGTTTAAGGTTGTTGATAAGCTTTCAGGCATAGAGAGTGAAGAGAAGGGCGTTGAATACTTTGATTTACAGGAAAGAATTAATGACCCTCATTTAAGGATTGTATTCAGGGAACCGCAGAGGCTTAACATAAAGGCGATAACCCAGATGCTTTATTATGCAGGGCAGCTCGAAAAGAAAGAAAAGCCTTATGACTATACAGGACTCGTAGGCTCAATAATCAGGATATTCAGCCCTCTAAATAAGATTTTCCCGATTATCAACAGGCTTCCAAACCCGTTAAGCATTGGCGGTTTATACTGTTCTGCTTTTGATGCGGATACTTTGAAACACACAGACGAATATAGGAAGGAAAAGATATTTAAGAAATTTCATGTAACTCGTATTGACCCGATGATACACTGGTATATGTTTCCGTGGAAACCATTAAAGATGAGAAACGAAATTCAGGAAATGGAGGGTTTTTATGCTCTCTAAAATCAAGGAGGAACGACATGACAAAATTTTATTGCAATCTACCACAGACAGAAATTAACTTTTGGACATTAGACAGGAAGCGGATAACGGTCAAGTTTCATCAGAATTATTTTGAGACTGACGATGCGGAGACAATAGCATTTCTCAGCGGTTACGCAAATCAGGGCGTTATGGTGCATGAGGTTAAAGAAAATGAAGAGCCTGAAATTGACTACACGCCTGTATTCAAGGATGATGATGAGATTACAGAGAAAGGGGACACTAAAAAGAAAGGCAAGAGGCGGTAAATGAACGCATTACAGATTGTGCAGAAGGTGATGGATGAGAAGTTAGGGCTTGTATCTCCTACTACTCTTGTGGGCGCAACAGGTGATACCACTATTGCTCTATGGGCTGTCAATGAGATACAACGGATGCTTGCGAAGGAATACGACTGGAACAGGCTGAAAAAACAATCCTATATCACACTCGTAACGGCGCAGGAGTATTACAGCTTAACTGCACAAAGCACAAACGACGTTGACAGGCTCCTGAATCTTTATTACGCAAGAGACTTTAGTATTTCCTCTGGTTATCCTAAAATCACGCTTGTAGGCGATGAGCAGTGGCTGAACGAATCCGCCGTTAATACGACAGACGGGCTGCCGTATATGGCAAGAGAGTTCGGCAGGGATGCAAACAATTACAACCGCTTGCAGCTTTACTACATCCCGACTGCGACATACGCTGATACAAAGATTTATTATGACTATATTAAGCTTGTAACGGACTTGTCAGTTAATGCTGATGTCAGCCCTTTTGATGATGAATGGCTGATTGAGGGCGCATATATGAAGATTCAAAACAGGGCTGGAACGCTGTCCGATACAGATATGCAGAGTTTTTTAAATAACATAATAACTGGTGTTAAGAATAATACTAAACGCAAAAGATTTTTGCAATACAAGGACATCTGAAAAATGGCAATGGTGCAGACATTAGGCAGGGTTAGAGCGAGGAAACGGACGGAGATATTGAGGCTGTCTGATTTGACAGGCGGTGAAGCCTCTATATTCCCTGTTCTGGCCATGAATCCTAAGTATTCTATGCGTATGCAGAACTGCCAGATTTCAGAGAGGGGAACAATCGCTAAAATCCCCGGATATGTGAAGGTCAATACAACCTCATGCGGTGTAACTTTAAAGAAGGGTTTTGAGTTTAAAAAGACAGACGGCACGACTGTTATATTAAGCGCCGGAGACGGCAAGATATTTTCAGGCACGGGTGAATCATTAACCGAAGTGCATACAGACCTTGATGGTTCGGCAAAGGTAAGATTTGCGGCTATGAACAGCCAATGTATCGCCTGTAACGGGGTGGATGCTCCACTAATCTCCACAGACGGCACGACATGGACTGCTTTAGGCGGCAGCCCTCCTGCAACAGCGTTTAAGCCTCATGTGCATAAGGGGCGTGTCTGGATGCTTGAGCGCACAAATAAGATGCTTGCGACTCATTCAAGCCTTAATAACCCTGCTGAATATACAGGCGGCACATCAGGATATATTGATTTCAAGTTTGTGCTGAAAACTGGAGATGAACTGCTGGATATATTTACCTTTGTAGATTTACTGGTTTTTATGTTCCGAAACCATATTGCTATTTATTCGGGGGTAACGCCGTCAGGCGTAGATTCCGACTTTGCAATCCTCCAGTTAATAGCAGGCGCTGGCGTTGTAGGCACAGACACCATACAGGAACTTGGGACGGATTGCGCTTTTCTTTATGATTCCGGCATCAAGAGTTTTAAACAGGTGGTATCAACGGGCAACCTCAATCTTGACGATATTTCAACTAACATATCTCCGACCATAAGGGCATTGATAAGTGACGCAACTGATTTTGATTCTGCCCATTATCCCCGTTATGGCTGGTATATCATAAAAATCGGCACAAGTATTTTTATCTATGATTATATTCATAAGTCATGGGGCCGGATTGTAGGCTCAGACATTCAAGGCATGTTTACCAAAACAGACGGCACTCTTTTTTTGTGTGGAACAAACTTCTTATATCAGTATGACAGTGGTTTTGACTTTGCAGGAGTTCTGCCGACTATGAGATGGGATTCTGCATATCTGCCGCTATCAAAGCATGGAGAGAAAGCATATCCCAAAATGGCTGAAATTGTCTTTTATCCGCATGAACCTGCGACTGTATCAATGTATTATTCCTATGATGTGCAGGGATTCAATACAACTTACTATCAGTCGTTAGCGACACAGCCCACTGATTTTTATTACATAGACGATGTTACAAATTGGGATGCCATAGACCCGTTTGATTCAATAGCCTATGACCCTCTTAAAATAATGCTTAGAGGCGGGGGGCGCACAATGCAGTTGAGAATGGAAAATACATCCAATAAGTTAATTGAGATAACAGACATAGCAATACTTTATACACGAGGAGGGTTTTAATTGAGCCAACACGATTTTGATATTACCACAGACGATGCCAATACCGGCACGACAATGAGGACGGCCATAAACGATGCGTTACAGGCATTGGTAAGCCTTTCAAGCGACGCAACAGAGCCTTCAGCTCCCTATGCGTATCAGTTATGGGCGGATACTACAACAGGCTTGTTAAAGATACGCAATGCGGCAAATGACGCATGGATAATAACAGGGACACTTGCAAGCAATAACTTAGGATTATTGGCTTTATCCGGCGGCACAATGACTGGATTGTTGAATCTAAAAAAGGGCACTGACATCGCTTCTGCCACAACGATTGTCCTTTCAACAGCAACTGGGAATCTTGTGCATATCACAGGCGCAACCGAGACCACAGCCGTAACCATGAACAGTGGCCAATGGCAGATGTGTATTGCTGATGGCGCATGGCCTCTTACCTATCATGCAACAAACCTAAAAATCAACGGCGGTGTTTCTTATACTTGTGCCGCAGGGGACAGGATACTTTTTCATTATGACGGCACGACTGTTTTTGCAACAGTGTTTACGCAGGCAGGTATAGCGATAAATAGTTTTAGAGTTGCAGCTTCCGTAGGCGGCACAGTTGATGCTGTCACTGCTGTTCATTCACCTGCATTCCCTGCTCTTGTTAACGGGATGCGCTCAATAGTCAGGGCAGCAGGCGCCAATACAAGTGCAACGCCGACCTTTGCGCCGGACGGACTTACAGCCAAAACCATTGTCAAGGAAAACCTTGCGGCTCTTTTAGCAGGCGATATTACAGGCGCAGGGCATGAGATTGAACTGATTTATAACAGCACGGCGGATAAATGGATATTGCTGAATCCGAAG